TCCATGCGATCAATCTGGGCTTTGCTTTCCTTTTGCACTGCCAGGGTATCGAAATAAATTATCGAAATTATCGGCAGCATCAAACAGAAAACCAGCACCATCGCAATGAGCGCAATCAGAAACCCCATCTTGTCTTTCGGTCCATCACTAGGAGTGACCAAAACACGCTGAGATACACGATTATCAACAAGGCGGCTGCCAGGTAGATTGCTTTGTCTTGCAGGTCCGCGATCATTCTTCTTCGTTGCCATCTCACTTGCGCCTCACGCTGATCTCGAACCTCCCTGGCTTGCTCTTGCTCCACCGCGATTTGCTCACGCATCTCGTTGAACCGTGTCCACAAATTACCCAACTCTGGAGGTGATTGGAAAATCATCTGTTCGCGCAAATCAGTCTCCATCTGTCTCAACTGGGTGAGTACAAGGGTACGCTGCAATGCACGCTCTGCCAGAGAGTCTGCCCCGTCATAGACTTCCTCTTTGGACTTGCGCTCTTCCTCGTGGTAGTAGTCTTGGATCTGCTGCATATGCCGCATGAATTCACCCAAGCGCTTTGCAATGTCTCCCATGACCTGGTTGGGGTCATAAGCAGCCACTTCTTGGACGCGCTTCTGTTCAGCAACGATCTGCTTCTTTTGCTCTTTGGTTGGGTTTGGCCCAAACATTCCAGCAATCTCGTTGACGATCTTTTTAACGTCACCGGCAGTATTCTTGACGTCTTTGTATGTTGCAATGCCCTGCTTGATAGCGCTGAATGCGCTTGAGGCCATAAGCAGGATGCTGATTGGGTCCACATCTTACAAACCAAAGATCTTTGCAAACAGAGATGCAGCAGCACCAGGGCCAAGCAAGACGGCCACGATCACGGCGTAGAGCAAATACTCGATCTTGGTCATGCGCTCGGAACCCTTTGCAAGAGAGTCAGAAATAAATTTCATCCTCTCTGTGCAAATGGCCTCATGCACTGCCAGCCTGGTCTCGGTGGAGTCAGTCATTCCAAGGCACACCAGTGGCTTTGACAGGTGCTTTCTGTTCAGCGATCTGAGCCAGCAAAGAATCCTCAACAGCATCCTTGTCCACAGACTTCCACACCCAGGCCAGAACGGCGTCTTTGGTCAAGTCAGCGTATGGCGTGGTGGGTTCACCAGACCATGAGCAAGTGCTGATGACAGATGCAGAGTAATCCCCATCTTTTGCATTGGCTTGCCAATGGGCGGTTGTGACAAAACCATCTGAGGTTTGTCGGTCAAGTTGACTGATGTTCCAAGTAATCATGCTGACTCCAGTGCAGTGATACGGGCGGTGAGGGTTGTGATGAGGGCTTGTTGTTCTTGGATGGCTTTTACCAAATGCGGAACAAGTGCAGACAAGTTAATACCTTGATACTTTGCATTGCCATCCTCATCAACTTCATCTTTTTCGCCAGTTGCGGCAGTAGGAATTACAGCTTGCAATTCATGTGCGATAAAACCTTCTCCGTCAGAGCCGTCTGATTTCCATTTATATGAAACAGGGCTTAATGACAGCATTTTGCTTAATGAGTCTTGCATTGGCAAAACATCTTCTTTTAAGCGGTAATCTGAAATGCTTGTAAGAACTACGCCAGTTGTGCCTGACTGAGTAAGACCGCCACATAGTGTGTTATTAAAGTAACAAGCATGGAAATATGAACCAGAAGAAGTTCCAGTTTTATGTCCTACCATTGTGTAAGATTCGCCACCGCCAATATTTAGTACAAACCCGCCATTTATTACAGACGCAGTACTCGTAGCCCCCACCAGCAAGTTACCGCTGGAGTCGATACGGGCTTTTTCTGACCCACCAATATAAAATCTATGCCCACCACCTGATGCCGCCGACACATCATAAAGTAGTGCGCCTGTTACTGCCGCTTCGTGCTGGATAGTTCCGTAGTAAGTGGCGTTACCTAATTTAATTGTTCCAGCACTTCCACCAGCAGCATCTAAAATATGTAATTTTGCCGCAGGCGTTGTAATTCCAAGACCCAAGTTACCGCTTGCATCAAGGGTCATTGCTTGGGTGAAGGTGATGTTAGTTCCTGCCGCAGAACCGCCGCCTTGGGGAGCGTTATAAAAAACATGCTGTCCATCACGCTGTGCGTAATGAGTTGCAAACTGACTGTTTGCCGAATATTTCCAAGCAGAGTCAAAATATGCATTGGTCATTAGGATTGTTTCGTTGGTAGCGTTGCCCCAAATACCATGACCAACAAAGCCAGTCTCAATTGCTTTACCAAAACTCCAAATACTAGGCGTAACACCCAATCCCAAGTTACCAGCACTGTCTAGGCGCATAGCCTCCGCACCGCCTTCAGCAAAGGCAATGGTGTCAGCCGCAGGGAAGAAGATGCCTGTGTTGGTGTCGCCATCATTGGTGATCGATGGGGATGCAGCAGATCCATCAGCAAACTCAACAGTTGCAGATCCAGTAACCGTCAACGTCCCAGCAACTGCCAGCGTCTTGCCAGCTCCAACATTCAAGCCAACGCTTGTGCCTGTGCCGTCACCCTTAAAGACTGCGTCCAGGGTATCCAAATCAGTATTGATCTTGGTTCCCCAAGTGTCAGTGCTGGCCCCCACCTCGGGCTTGGTCAATAAAAGGTTGGTCGTTGTCGTATCTGCCATTTTTTACCCCTATGCGGCCTGTTGCCACGATGTTGAATTGTCTGCGATCTGCGTCCAGGTTTCACTGGTGTCTGACTCTGGAGTCCACGTCTCTGCCGTGTCGGACACTGGCGACCATGTCTCTGGTGTATCTGACTGGGCGGTCCAGGTTTCGCTTGTGTCGGGCACTGCACCCCATCCAAACCCAACCATGATCCCAGCAGATCCAACTGCCTCGTTGCCGATTATCGCAACCTCAATGACGTTTGACGCACTGCCAACTTCACCAGTCCCAGAAACACCTGTGATGGCCTGGAAAGAGATCACCTCTGCCGACATGGTGCCAACAGCACCAGTGGCAGCGTTGCCAGTTGTGGCCGTGGACCGGGTTACCCCAACAGAGTCAACTGCACCAGTGGCCGCATTGCCACTGAGGTCGATTGACCCAGCAGGCGCGACAGTGCCAACGTCCAGCGTGGCCGCATTGCCTGTTAGTGCATTGGATGAATCTGGAGCCAGCGTGCCAACGGCACCAGTGGCTGCATTGCCCGTGATGGCAATGCTGATGGTGAGCGTGACGGTTCCGACATTGCCGGTGGCAATGGTTCCATCTTCTTGAATTGATCTGTCGGCCAGTACAGTGCCAACGGCGCCAGTGGCCTGGTTGCCACTGATAACGACATTGCCTATGCCGTAGACGCCAAGGCCGTAGTAGCCTGTGCCGTAAGCAGCCATGGTGCTGCCCCTGCGTTACGCCAGCCGAATCAGGCCAGTGCTTGCATCATTGGTTGGCATGGTCAGCGTGAAGGTTCCAGCAGTCACGGTCTGGCTGCCGAAAGTGTGGACGCTGACTGCCTTGTTGGACTGGGTCGAGTTGTAGATCAAGACCGCATCAAAGGCCGTGGAGAGGGTCACCGCGCTGTAGGTAATGCTGGCGCTGGGGGTAACAAATGCCGTGGTCCCAGACGTGCTGGGAGCCGTGCCAAAGGTCACTGTGACGCCACCAGCAGAGTACCCGGTCCCAGTCACCTCACCAGTTGAGCTGTATGCCGTGGTGGCTGCGTTGACGGTGGCGCTTGCCAAGTACAGGGCAGCCTTGAAAGTGTCTGCCGTGGTGGCAGCTCGGACAACGCCAGTGCCAAAGTTGTGGTGGCCGACAAGCAGCTCACCCTTGAAACTGGTACAGAGAGCCTGAGTATTCGCCATGATTTAACCCTCAAATTGGTTGACTGATGCCTTCGGCAAAGACGCCGCGCTTTAGCACCATGTTGACTGATCGATGGACCAACTCACCCTCATGCCAATACTCAACCCAGCTTGTGGTTTCAGTATCGTTGTCAATGGACCCCTCACGCTTTTCCAGCAGTGACTCGTCCATCTCGCCCTTCGTTGTCGTTACCATTCAATCACCCAAATGTTTTTGCCCTGGTCAGCAATGCACCGCCACTGGTAGAACCTCGATCATCTGCAATCTGCAACTGATCAAGCCCCGCCTGATACAGCGCTGACCACACCGTGATTCTCGCATCATCTTGCAGGTAAGGCGCAGCCTGGAGCAATGCACCGTACAGGTAAACGTCAGGCGCTTGAGCCAGCAGCCAGTTGCTTGCCACGGTGGATGACAACTTGGTCAACTTTGCGTAATACGCAAGCTCTGCGGTGTATGCAGCGTCAGGGATCGGCAGCACCCTGATCTGGCCGCCAACAATGCCAAAGAAGATCGGCACGCCACTGGATCGGTATTGAGTGCTCAGGTTGTCGAGTGAATCAATCGTCTCAAAGCCCAAAGGCGTGACGGGGTTGGTGCCGGTGAGCTTGATGGACTTCGTCTCCAGAAAGTCATCAGGCACTGCGCTGTACTCGGTGGAGATCGATGCCGTGGATCTGACAATCATCTGCCGGGTGCGCAGTTGGCGCTCAATCTGAGCCTCGGCCAGCGCAATAAAGTCAGGGATGACGGTTGTCAGGTCGGTGCGGTTGAGCCAATCGCCAACTGATGTTTTTAACTCGGTATATGTAGTCAGTGCCATCAGCTTGCCTCTTTTTCCATTTCCTCTTTGACGATCCAGGTGTGCTCATGCTTGAATTCAAACGTGCCAATGTGGCCGATCTCTTTGCTCACGTCATGGTCAATATACACCTTGAACCCAAGCTCTTGCGCCTTCTTGCAAAAGAACACGTCTTCGCCCATGTAGCCTCGGGTGTCGTACTGCCAAGGCATATCGAACCAGGGTTCAGACATACCCTCAAAGACGTTGCGCTTGATCAGCATGATGCCGGTGCCAACGCTGCCAACCTCTTCAAGACCAGTTGATTCTGGCATCGAATAGACGGGTTTGCGCTTGCCGCTTTCGTCATAGTTTTGTGCGGTCGGACCTGTGGGCATTCTGCGCCGGGCGCAGTTGGCCGCAACCAGGTCAACGTCATGTTTCAGCAGCCGCTGGATCATGTCCTGGGG